CTTCTTTGCCAGGTATGCCTTGATCTGTTCTTTGAGTGTCATCAGAATAGTTTTTGTTGTGTATCAATCACAATCTTTTCTTCCTCCCATGCTGCTATTCTCGCCTCGGCTATTTTGCAGTATTCCTCTTCCCGTTCTATCCCGATAAAGGAATAGCCCTCAAGTTTTGCAGCTATCCCCGTTGTGCCGCTCCCCATGAAAGGATCCAGGATGGTTCCATCCTTCGGGGTAATTAACCGGCACAGGTACCGCATCAAAGCCACCGGCTTGACTGTAGGATGATAATTTTGCCGGAGATTATTCGTTCTGTTGCGAGGATTATCACCTCCGGGGCCGTCTTCAATCTTTCTGTCTGCATGCCTGGTGGGCAGCAAGCTCTCACATCCCCTATCCCTCTCACTCTTTGATGACTTGGCGCAATAGAAGAAACGGGCGGCAGAACCGGTATCCCCATAGAACGAGGCTCCGTCATCACCCTTCTGTGCGAAGTCTCCATAGATACCCTTGCTCTTGCCGTTCATACCACGGGGAACGGGGGCGGCTGCTCCGCCATTGGGGAACTCCCTCACCACTTCTTCGCTGCCATCATGGATGACATTGGCGGGGAAACGACCTTGTGGCTGCTTGTACTCGTCAAGTTTGTCGTTCTTAAAACCGCTATTTTCCTTCCAATCGCCATCACATCTTTCTCCGCCCGAATAAGCCCCGCCGTTTAAGTTGTCGCCTGTTTCAACCCTGCACCCATCAATATTTATCCCCCCCGTACCATGCTTCAGCACGTTCTCTGCAACAGTCTTTTCACTCAGGGGCTTCCGTGCCATGCAGATAGGTTCATGTGCGGGCTTTAGTGCCGTGCCCCAGCCGTCACCAAGATTTAAAGACTTTGGGAATCCGGAGCCATACAGCCACTCAATCATATCCCGAATCTCAAACCCCGCATCCTCAATCGCACAAGCCATCCTGTGATACGTCCTCGTACCGCCAAAGGACAGCAAGTGCCCTCCCGGTTTCAGAATCCGATATGCTTCCTTCCATACATCAATGCCAGGCACATCATAGTCCCAATGCTTACCCATGAAGCTCAGTCCATAGGGCGGGTCCGTGACAATACTATCAATAGAATTATCTGGCAGTTGCCGCATAGCTACAACACAATCTTCATTGAACAGCTTTATATGGTCCTTCGCAAACTCCACAGCTATATCGTTGCTTCGGTTATTCTTCCCGGCCTGCGCTTGGCAGTCGGTTTAATGATCTTCGGAGGGGGCAGGTGTTTCAGGCAGGCCCACAGACCTATCGCAGTCGCCATCACCATATCATCATGGCAGCCATCAACAGCACCATACCGGCCATTAGGCTTGATCTCATAGGTATCCAGCTCGGAGAACACCCTGTCGTCACGTTCATAGAATAGCTCATCGCGCAGGGCAGCGTTCAGGAAGTCTATTATCATCGGCTTGCTGACCGGGTTGGTATGGAATCCGTACTTGACGGGGATGCCCTGCCGGATCTTCTCTGGGTCAGTCCGCGCGAAGATGTTAGCGTAGTATTTCACTATCTCATCAAGGATAGTGAGGAAGTGATCACCCTCTGCCTCCACACTGGTCTTGTCATAGGAGTTGGATTCAGGGATGAACAGGGCATTGTTGTACATCTTGGCCAGCTGCACAGCTTTCCAGGCACCAAGGTCCTGATCTATGTGTCCAAGCCACGTTGCAACCGTTTCCGGCACTCCTCCGTCCATAATCCCGTACCGGTCAAATACCCTCATCACAGTATAGTCAGCCTCCGGGCTCCGGCCACCGATATCCATTGATACCACATACCTATCAGATACCGGCTCCTCCTTATCGGGGTACATCCAGATAGACAGGTTGCCTCGCGGGGCTACAATAAGTTCAATATCTTCGAGAGCTGTCTTGTCTCTTATGGTCTTGCCACGGATGTCTCCCACAAACTCGGGATCCATCTTGTGCTTGCGGGCCTGGTTAACGTATGCCGGGGAGAATACCCTTGCGCCAGTGGCCTGAAAGCTCTCTGTATCAGTTGACGGATATTCTGACTTCATGCGCCACTCATCATAGTTCTCTCCGTTTCGGAAGTCGAAATACCACTTGATACCTTCAAGGGTGGCTCCCAAGGACCAGAGGTATGAGGCATAGGGCTCTGAATCCATCCACTTAATGAATGCCGACAGGTCAGCCTCTTTGATATCCTTCTGGTACATCTCTATCTCGTACCATGCCACGAACACGGGAGCATAAGAACTCTTACCGTCCTTTGCCGTCAGCCATTCACGGTGAAAGAAATTACCTACACCTTTTGCGGTAGATTCGAGGGCAATGAGAGAGAAGGGTACCTGGGCCACTCCGGCACGAACACTCTGAGCAAGGTCCTCTGCGCTGCGCAGTTCGGTTGTTTTCCAGAAGGAAACTTCCGATAAATGCGCCATTGCCAGGTCAAAGGTTCTCAGGCTGTCAGGCTTCTGTGAGGATCCAATGATAATTGAGCAGTCGCGCTCATCTATCCTCCGGTTCTTATTTGAACCTTCCAGGGGAGATAGCTCAAAACCTCCGAGATCCTTCGGGTAATTAGTGATGAGCCGGGAGTACATTGCCCGAATATTACGAGCCTGTTCCTCCACATCAGTCACGATACATGAATGCCACCTTGTTTTGTGGATCAGCTGTACCCATGCCATGTATATCTGTATCAGCGTTGAACCTCCCCACTGACGGGCCTTGTCAATGATTATTCGGATAGGCTCTTCTGTTGATCTCTTCCCTTCAAGGACTGTAAGGACTTTCCTCTGCGGTTGATTCAGGGAGAATGGAATGATCTGCTTCGTCCTTTTGTCCTGTATCCTGGCAGCTGTTACGGACCAGAACTCATAGTCATACCGGAACCGCTGATTGATAAGGTCACGAAGGAATAGCTCTATCCCTGTATTGTCGGCAGGGATACCATGAGCCCTCAGAACGGATTCAAGTTTATGGTCACGGATAATAGCATCAAACAGGGCAGCATTCTCATTGTACATGGTTACGGGGATGCCCCAAATAAATTCATTGCCGCCAACGGAGAACTCAATTCGCTCCCGCTCGATAGGTGAGCCAACCCCTGTTACGGGATCATAAGGGGCAAAAAGGGCCTTTCTCCGGGCTTTGTTTTCCCTGATTATACTATTGACATCAGAGGCGTTCATTTCTTCTTCTTCAGGAATGATGCTGTCACCTTACGAACATATTCTATTGAATAGTTCAGGTTATCAGCAACTTCGGTGCATATCACTTTCCGGGAGAGCTTGGGAGCAATCTCGGGTCCATACGCGGCAAGCACCCTCGTATATTCATCATAAATTTTTTGTCGCCTTAATAATGTGTTTTCTCCGGTTTGACTCATTATACTGCGTTGATGCCGTAAATATAGGTTTTTTTGTCCGCTTTACAGGGCTTATTGTCCGGACACTTTTCAACACATTGATTAGGTTTGACGGTGAATAACTACAACCAAAACGCAGTAACGTTATGTCAGAATCATCAGGTAGCAGTACAGGCACAAGCAGCACCGGAGCCACAGGGGGAGAATCCTCTTCAGGAGGAACCCAGGCACAGGCAGCAGCAGCCGATACCGCCGGCACCGATGCAGGAGCACAGGATACTCAGGGAGAGGGAAGTGCCGAAGCAGAGAAGGTGAAGCCGGAAGGGGAGAAGGCAGAGAAGAAACAGCAGATTCCGAAGGAGGGCGAAGAGCCCGCACAGGAGGGAGAAAAGAAAGAGGAGAGGCCGCCTCATAAGTATCACGAACGGCTTACGAAGGCATTCCCGGACAGAACCTTCGAGAAGGATGAGGACTATGACTCGGCAATGGATGAACACCTGACCTCCCTGGAGAACTACCGGGATAAAGGGAAGAAGGCCAACCAGAAGCTCCTCGCGGTCTTTGAATCAGTGCCGGAAGCAGGAGAGATGGTCCGCGATCTGATGGCCGGGGCCACGTTCCGTGAGGCAGTGGCAAGGCATTTCTCAGCCGAGGACTTTACCCCTATGGAGGGCGATCCGGACTATGAAGGCTGGACCAAGAATAAGACCGAGAGGGAAGAGAAGATGAATAAGCGCAGGGAGTTTGAAAAGAACTACGCTGCCAATCTCGAAGCCGCCGGAAAAGAACTTGAGGCATTCGCCAAGGAACATAACCTTGACGAGAAGGCCACCGATGAATTCCTTGAAAGCATGGAAAAGACGCTTGAGGACTTCAATAACGGGAAGATTACAAAGGACACGCTCAGGCTTATGCGCCGGGCGATGACCTATGACCAGGATATAAAGGATGCCCGCGAGGAGGGCAGGATTGCAGGCCGCAATGAGAAGATCACGGCACAGAGGGAGAAGGAACCGGACCAGACCGGTGACGGAATTCCCAAGCTCGGCAAATCCCCCGACTCACCCGATGACGTAAACCACAAGGGAGGGTACTTCGAAGGACTTCGCGACCGCATGAAGGATCGCGGAATAATTGCACCAGACAGATAACTAACACTTTAAAACACAATGAAAAACACAAACATTTTTAATATCGGAACCAAACTGCTGTCACTGGCATTCGTGCTGGTGGCGATAGTTGCTACCAACCTTATGGTAGGGGCCGCCGGTGTTACGATGGCTGTAGGTACTGCCGTTACTGGCGCTGCTGATGGCACAGGCACCGTTACCACTACCAAGGTTAAGGCAGGATCAGCCGACCTCGATCAGGACTATGTATCGAAGCTCGTGACTGAGATGCGTCCTTCGATCACGCCTCTTGATACTATCATGAGGCAGATTCGTAAGGCTACCCCTATCAAGTCGTGGAAAACTGAGTATTATGCAGTTGACGCTCGTCCTCTGTATGACACGGTTAACACTGCTTACACCAAGGCAGGCGATGGCAATACCTCGGCTGACCTGAAGGTGAATAACATTAGCATGTGGGTTGCTGACGACACAGTAATGGTCAAAGGCATCACAGGTGTTGACTCCAAGGACCTGGTATGTTTTATCATATCCAAGGACGCATCCGCTAGCACCATAAAGATTCAGCCTCTTAACGGGACTGCCGGTGCTAATACGACTGCTGACATGATGATCATCCCTGCAACCATCCCTATCAATACCGTATTGGTGCGCCTGGGATCATGCAAGCATGAACTTGATGCGCAGACCTCGCCCTATGCCATCCTGCCTGCAAAGGCTTACAACTTTGTGCAGCGGTTCATGGCACAGGTGGAAGAGTCAACCTTCCAGAAGATCCATCAGAAAGAAGTGGATTGGGGATTCACGGATTATGAAGCCCAGAACATCTTCGACATGAAGGCTACCATGGAACAGTCCTTCCTCTTTGGCGTAAGGGCTCAGTTCACCGACCTTGTTAACAGCAAGGAGAGGTTTTCAACCGGTGGTATCACCCGCTTTATTACCAAGGCTGTGGAGTATGGTCTTGGCGGTACTGACAGGACCATTGACAACGCATGGTTTGTTGACGCAACCAAATCAATCTTCCAGGGCAATAGCGGCTCAGAGGCAAGATATCTCTTCGGAGGTAACGGCCTTATGGCTAACCTCATGAAGGTTGACACTGTGATCAAGCAGATCCAGGGCAAACAGACAATGGTTAAGTGGGGGCTTACCTTCAAGGAGATTGAGACCAACTTCGGCCTTCTGAGGTTCTTCCATCACCCGGGACTTGATCAGGCAGGATGGAACGACAATGGTATCGTTCTTGACCTCGCATTTATCGAGAAGCATAACTTTAAGCCTCTCTCCTCTAAGAAGCTCGATCTTATCGAGTCCGGCCAGAGGAACGCTGATGCAGTGGTCATCGAAGAGACCTGCGGTGTTGTGACCCGTTACCCTGACACTCACGCAATCATACGTCCGAAAGCGTAACCAATAGGCTAAGACCAGGGGTGTAATAGTGCATCCCTGGCTCTTTAGCTGATATCAATAACCAAAACAATCAGACACAATGGGAGTAAGAAAAATCTATCAGGCAATCGAGTTCAGAACGCTTGATACTTATCAGATGGTCGGTGGAAACAAGATGAGAATTGAGTTCAGAAACTCAAGTCCTGCACCCAACGCCAGAGGTCAGTACACTACCGAGGATCCTGATGTCATTGCTGCAATGGAGAAGTCCGCCAGCTTTGGCACAACCTACAAGTGCATCCATACGGAAACGGGTGGAGATCCCGAACCCGCACCGCGCACAAAAGCAGCCCCGAAAATACAGGAATCTGGCCCCGATGAAGGGACAGGCGAAGGTAATGACGAGGCAGGCAAGGAAGACCCCAATGCCGGTGCCGGCGATGGTGTTACCGAAGTACCCGATATAGCAACCATCCAGGCCGCAAGGGAGTACCTGGTTAAGAATTGCGAAGGGAATGCAAGCAAGCTGCCAAATGGAACCGCAGTGAAGAAGTTCGCAGCTGAGAAGAAAATCAACTTTGTTGATCTGAAGTAACAATGGACAGGCCGGGGCTGATAAATAAGGTAAAGGTCATCCTTGACGAATATACTCCTGAAGGTGTAGGAACACCCTTTGAAGTGTACATAGGTCCTCTCCTTGATGAGAGTGCCCGTGAGATCGTCCTGGAAGGGCCACTTTATTTGTTAGTCCCGTTGCCTATCCCGCTTACTGGTGGCGATCCGGCGGCAAGCATACTAAAGTATGCCGATGACAGAGCCTATATCCCGGTGCCGTCAGACTTCGTGCGGTTGCATGAGGTGAAATTTCCTCTGTGGAAGAGATCAGTTCGCGAGGCTATCTCCCAGGAGAACGAAGAGTATAACATGCAGGAGAACGAATACCTGCGCTCGGGCTATGGAAGGCCCTTTGTCGCCCTCATAAGGAAACAATTCTCAGGGGGGGCGCTTGCCAGGTATCTCGAATGCGGTAAGGCGCTTGCTGATGCGGTGCCCGATACTGCCCTGTATGTCAAAGAATCATTACCAGAAGATCTTGCTGAAGAGTTTGCTGATACCCTCTGCTGGCGGGCTGCCTCAAAGGTACTTGCTACCCTGGGTGATGTGAACCGGGCAAAGGTGGCTCTCGAACAATCGGTAGTACACCTCAGTAAGTTAATAGTTTAAGTATTAACCAAACAAAAGAAAACCATGAAGATATCAGATGTTTTCGTAATCATGCGCAACTACCCGGTAGTCAAACTGATTTCAAGGCTCTTGAGCGTTGAACATACTATAGGCGTTGACGCAACACAGCTCACCCACCAGGGAATCCCGTTTTCCAATGTAAAAACAGTCAAGAAGAGCATAGGTGGTGTAGGCGTTGCCGGATGCGACTTCAATTTCGCAACGGCAGCTAACGTTTCCGCACAGAACATTGATCTGGGCGCAATCGTCCCGGCTCTTGCCAGGGTGCTTGATGTCAAAACCGTTACCAGTGCGGTGTTTAATGCAAAGGCCGTAGCATCAGCAAAGATTTCGCTGACCTCAAACGTAGCTACAATAACCACAGCTGCAGTTCACGGACTCGTCACAGGAGTTACTGTTACTCTTGCAGGGTTTACTGAGGCTCATCTGAATGGATCGTTTACTGCCACAGTTACCAGCACTACCGCATTTACAGTGCCTCTGACTCATGCTGACATAGTAGAGGTCGCAGATTTAGGAGGAACGGTTACTGCAACCCTTACTCTTGTAGCTACGACTGGTAATTCATCCACAGGGCATGAATTTATCGGGAGCACAAGCATCAAGGCTCTCAACGCAATCACCTACATGGCTACTGACCATGACATGACGGTTGCCCCGGCCGCTGCTGCCAGCAAAGTATATGTTGGTGCAACGCCTAACGTGTTCTGGGCTAACGTGACCAGTGGGGTCGTAGATGTATATGTGACGTATATAGCCGTCTAATAAGGAGGTTGATATGGCCGTCCTGTCCGGAAGTACACCCAAGTACCT